AAAATTCGTTAACTCATTGAGTTGAATTAGACCCATTTCAGGGTCTTTTTTTTGCATTTTTTTAGTTATAAGAAGCATTAAGGATTAAAAATGGACCAACTGATTGAGTTGGGAAAAATACTTAAAAAACAATTAATATAGTATTAGAAAAAACAGCTTTTATGGATTTGCTAACCATATAAGGATCACAACTGTTTTTCAAAAAATTACATAAAGCAGTTCGATCTATTGTGAAGATAGGCCTGCAAACTGAAATGGAGAAATATTAACCATTCTTTTTGCGACGCCTTGTGATTGATAAAACTACTTCGTAGAAAGCATCTCCATTTCAGAAATCAAAAATCTGAATAGAGGTGCTTTTTTTATGAAACTATCAAAAGAGTATAAGAATCAATATCCAAAAATATATGGCTATGGAAGCATTGAACAGTTAATGGCTGATCCTTTACGATTAGGCGATGATCCTACTAATCCAATGACACACTATGTATCCTATGTAGACGCAGACAATCATATTAGATACGCACCATGTACTGAGGCGTATTTCTATAGCCATCGAAACAATCATCGAAATGAAATCCGCCAAGACGCTAGATTTAGAGAACTGTTTCCTATTTCAATTGATGAATTAGAAGAAAAAGATGATTTTGAATTTAACGATTCATCACATATCGATATTTCAGAAGAACTGGAGCAACAAGAACTTTCTGACTACCTATGGAATTTGGTAAGCAAGTTTGATGATAAAGATCGATTAATCATAAAACTACACAGTCTAGGTCGGACAGATGAAGAAATCGCCCAAATCTTTAACAAAGCAAGAAGCACAATTCAAGAAAGAAGAAAGAAGCTAATTGCTGTATTAAAAGAAAATTTAACAAAATATGAAAAATAACCGGCAGAAATGAAAAATCGTGCCATTAACCATTGAAGGGGAAAATATCTCTTCGGAAAGAAGGTAAAAAAACCAATGAGTAAAGAACAAAATGAAAGCAAGAAAACACTCACTGATAAAGACCTTGTTGATGCACTATTACTAATTAGTGAAACTAGCAAGACTTTAGCGATGGAGGTTATGTTGCAAGAAGATGAAGGAGGAAAAGATAATGTCGAAAAGTCCGACAGTCCACTCTAGGAAGTACAGCCCTAGTAAAAGTGGTACATGGTTACACTGTCCGCTCAGTACTTTATTAAATGATGGCTCAAACCAAGAGACAAATCCTCAAGCTGAGTTTGGAACACAGTGTCATGAACTAGGTGCAGCACTTATTAGTAAGTCACTAAATCTTATCGATTATGACACTGAAACTAAGTCAATTGAAGCACTTATCAAAGAACTTGATATGTATTCAGAAGAAATGCAAGAAATTGCTGATGGCTATGCAGACTTCGTAGTTCAAACGATCGAGTTTGAGAAAAAGAGATCAGAAACGAATCCACTTGTGGTTATTGAACAACATCTGACGATGGACTTTGATGCTGATGCAGGCGGGACATTAGACTGTGGCATTATCTCTTCAGTTGATGGTGGTACGTTAACGGTTATTGACTTAAAAACTGGACGTGGTGCTGTGAATGCATATGATAGTGAAACAGGACAATTTAACTCACAGCTTGGTATATATGCCCTTTACTTTTATAAGGCATACAAAGATATATATCCAGTCAAAAAGGTTCGACTAGTCATATATCAACCAGTCATCAATAATACGAATGACTATGAAATGCCAATCGAGGAGTTACTTGAATTTGAATCCAAAGTACTAATTCCTGCAGTTGAAAGAACCAAAGTAGACAACCTTGAAGCAAAGGTAGGTAAGTATTGTCGATATTGTGCAGGAAAAGCAATATGTGCAAAGCGTGCTGAAACAAATCTTGAAGTGATCAAAGAAATCAAAAAACCAGTGTACACACTTACTGATGCTGAGATTGAGCTATTCTTACCAAACCTAGATGAACTTATACAGTACGCACAAGACATCAAAGACTTTGCGCTAAAGAAAGCGATGAATGGACATAAGTGGACCAATTTCAAACTGGTTAACTCTAAAGGTTCGCGCAAGATTATTGATGAAGATGCAGTAGTTAGGGCTTGTGAAGCAATAGACATTGATCCTTATGGACCACGAAAAGTAGCTGGAATAACAGAGCTAACAAAACGAATAGGCAAAGATAAACTCAATGAAATTATCGGGCCTTACATCGCCATGCAACCTGGCTCGATTGTCTTAGTACCAAAAACAGATCCTCGTGAAGAGGCAACAATTATCGAAGAAGGAGATAAATAAACATGCTAAACATTATCGAAGGAAAAGAAAAAAGACCACTCAAGATTGTGATTTATGGTCCAGAAGGCATAGGGAAGTCAACTTTTGCAAGTCAGTTCCCAGAACCTATATTTATTGATACCGAGGGAGGTACATCAAACCTTGATATTAGAAGAATCAAATGTAACAAATCCTGGAATGAGCTTATTTCAATCGTTAAGGAAATCAAGGCTAATCCAACCATCTGTAAAACTGTCGTTTTAGATACTGCTGACTGGGCAGAAACATTATGTACGAATGCTGTCTGCGAGAAGTATCGAAAAAACAATATAGAAGACTTTGGGTTTGGTAAAGGCTATGTCTATTTACTAGATGAATTTTCAAAACTGCTCGTTTCATTAGATGAATTAATCGAAGTTGGCATCAATGTGGTAATTACAGCTCATGCAAAACCTAGAAAATTCGAACTTCCAGAAGAACAGGGCACATTTGATAGATATGAAATGAAACTAACACGACAAGTGGCACCTTTGTTAAAGGAATGGTGTGATGCTCTATTCTTTGTTAACTACAAGATTTATGTAGTCACAACAGAAAATAACTCCAAAAAAGCTCAAGGTGGCAAACGTGTATTATACACAAATCATCACCCTGCTTATGATGCAAAGAACAGATTCGATTTACCTGATGAGTTAGAACTTAACTTCACATCAATAAAGCATTTATTTGATTGGGAACCCGAAGTAAAAAAAGAACTCATAATTCCTCAAAATGCATCAGGTATGAGTATCGTTGCTGAGAAACTAATCAAGATGATTGAAGAAGCAAATATTGAAGTCACTGATTTACAGAAACTAGTTGCTCAAAAAGGAACCTATAAAGAAACTGATGAAATTACAAGTTATAAAGAGGATTTTATCCTGAGATCACTTATTCCAAACTGGAAAAAGATAGTAGAAACCATTAAAAAAAATAAAGGAGAACAACAATAATGATTAATGATAAAGATTTGTTAATGAACTGGGATGATTCCATCGAAACCGATGGTCAGGAATACATTTTATTACCTGAGGGAGAGTACAACTTTAAGGTTACAAATTTTGAACGCGGAAGATTTAATGGCAGTGCTAAGATTCCTCAATGTAATAAGGCAACGATTACTATCCAAATTGAAGCAAAAGAAGGTACGACTTCAGTTAAGTTTGACTTGATTCTTTACCGTACACTTGAATGGAGAATCTCTGCATTCTTTAGATGTATTGGTCAGAAGAAACATGGAGAAAAACTTACGATGGATTGGGGTAAGGTTATCGGTTCTAAAGGTAGAGCTTACATCAAGCAACGTTCATATACCAATCTTAATGGTGAAGAGAAGTTTATAAACGATGTTGAACGTTTCATTGATTATAACGAAGATTTCTTCGATGATCTTCCTTTCTAGGAGGGTTGATCATGGTATTAAGACCTTATCAAAATGCAGCAGTTGAAGCGATTAGAAATCAATGGAAAAATGATTACAAAAAAACACTTTTAGTTCTTCCAACAGGGACAGGCAAAACAGTAGTCTTTTCTAAAGTTGTAGAAGAAGAAACTAAAGATGGTAGTAAAGCTTTAATACTTGCACATCGTGGTGAGCTACTTGACCAGGCATCAGTTAAGTTAATGGAAACCAGTGGACTAGATTCAGCTTTGGAAAAGGCTGAGTCTACAGCCATTGGCTCAAAGAAAAAAGTAACGATTGCATCTGTTCAGACATTAGCTCAAGAGAAAAGACTCACAAGCTATGCTAAAGATTATTTTAAGACCATCGTTGTTGATGAAGCACACCATTCGATGAGTGACACCTATCAAAGAATACTAAATTATTTTGATGGTGCAAACATTCTTGGTGTGACTGCAACGCCTGATCGCTCTGATCAGAAAAGTTTAGGTAAATATTTCGATTCAAAAGCCTATGAATACACATTACATCAAGCCATTAAAGAAGGATATCTTAGCCCAGTTAAAGCACAAATGATACCTCTTGAATTGGATATTCATAATGTTAGTGTTTCAAACGGTGACTATGCTGTAGGTGACTTAGGTACTGCCTTAGAACCTTATTTAAATCAAATTGCCCTTGAGATGCTCAAATACTGTAAAGGTAGAAAAACGGTCGTTTTCTTGCCTCTTGTTAAGACATCTCAAAAGTTCTGTGAACTACTAAATTTACATGGAATCAAGGCAGCTGAAGTAAATGGTTATAGCAAAGATAGAGATGAAATTCTAGCAGATTTTGAAGCTGGTGAGTACGACGTATTGTGTAATTCAATGTTATTAACAGAGGGTTGGGATTCTCCGGCAGTCGATTGCATAATCGTTTTAAGACCTACAAAGATTAGAAGTTTATATCAACAAATGGTAGGACGTGGCATGCGTCTAGCACCGAACAAGAAAGAACTATTATTACTTGATTTTCTATGGATGACTGAAAGACATGATTTATGTAAACCTTCAGCTCTCCTTTCTAAGGATGCAGAAATAGCCAAACGAATTAATCAAAAGATGATGGATAAAGAAAGTGGTATAGATTTACTTGAAGCAGAAAAAGATGCTGAAAACGATGTAATTAAAGAACGTGAAGAAGCACTTGCAAGAGAACTAGCAGCAATGAAGAAACGCAAATCAAAACTTGTTGATCCAATTCAGTATGCATTCTCAATCGCTGCTGAAGATTTAGCGAACTATGAACCTACCTTTACATGGGAAATGGGACCTGCTACTGAAAGACAATTAAGCTACCTAGAGAAACAAGGCATACATACAGAATCTGTTACATGCTTTGGTATGGCAAGTATGCTCATTGATAAATTAAAGACAAGACAGATTGAAGGATTAGCAACACCAAAACAAATAAGATTACTTGAAAAATATGGTTTTAATCACGTAGGTATGTGGCCGTTTGATTCAGCTAGCAAAATGGTATCCAGATTAGCAGACAATAGATGGCAGTTACCTAAAGGGATAAACGTAACAAGTTATCAACCTTAGGAGGATTTACATGGACAATTTACTTGAAGCCTTGAATCAAATTGATGTATCAAGTGTTTCTTATCAAGAATGGATTAATGTCGGTATGGCACTCAAGGCTGAGGGCTATGAATGTTCTGTGTGGGATAACTGGAGTAAGAATGATAAACGCTACAAGGATGGGGAATGCGATAAAAAGTGGAGGGGCTTTATTGGCTCCTCTAATCCCGTATCTGGTGGAACGATTATAAAACTTGCTAAAGATTATGGTTGGATACCACCCACAAAAGTTAATGGCGGATTAATCGAATGGGACGACATCATTGAATACGATGGTGAAGGTATGATCTATGATCCAACAACAACGATGAAACCATCAGAACAGCTGATTAAATATTTAGAAACGTTATTTAAAGATGATGATTTAGTGGCTTATGTAACAACTGATGTTTGGCAAAATGCTGATGGTAAATGGATGCCTGGAAAAGGTCACTTTGACCGTGCAGCGAAAGAACTCATTAAACTATTAAAAAAATATCCAGATGATATTGGTGCAGTCATTGGTGATTGGAAGGATGAATGTGGTGCATGGATTAGATTTAATCCAGTTGACGGTCATGGCGTTAAGAATGAAAACGTCACTCGATTTACCTATGCACTGGTTGAATCAGATGAAATCTCAATCCATGAGCAAGATGCTATCTACCGCAAATTAGAACTGCCGATAGCATGTTTGGTTCACAGTGGTGGTAGAAGTTTGCATGCAATTGTAAGAGTCGATGCTAGTGATGCAGAGGAGTATCGTAAGCGAGTTGACTATATCTATGATTATCTTGATAAAAATGGACTTAAAGTCGATAAAGCAAATAGAAACCCCTCAAGATTATCACGTTTACCTGGTGTTACTAGAAATGGTGTTGTTCAAACGCTTATAGATACAAATATAGGAAGAAGTAATTACAATGAATGGCTTGATTTTACTGAAGGTTTAATCGATGAAATGCCTTCCATTGAATCACTAGATGAAGAATTAGCACATTTACCTAATTTAGCGCCTGAACTTATCGAAGGTGTTGTAAGAGTAGGACATAAAATGCTTATTTCTGGTTCATCTAAAGCAGGTAAAAGTTTCTTATTAATGCAACTAGCAATTGCATTATCCGAAGGCGGTAAATGGTTAGGGTTTCAGTGCAAGAAATCTAAAGTACTCTATGTGAATTTAGAAATTGACAGGGCGAGTTGTTTACATCGATTTGATAAGATTTATAAAGCTTTAAAACTTGCACCTAAAAACAGCGGAAATATCAAAATTTGGAACCTTAGAGGACGAGCAATGCCGCTTGATAAATTAGTACCTAAGTTAATAAGAAAGGTTGCTAATCAAGGGTATGATGCGATCATCATAGATCCTATTTACAAGGTTATTACAGGTGATGAAAACAATGCCTCTGATATGGGAGCTTTTTCTAATCAATTCGACAAGATTTGTAATGAAACAGGTTGTGCAGCAATCTATTGTCATCATCATTCTAAAGGTTCACAAGGATTCAAAAAAGCGATGGATAGGGCTTCAGGATCAGGCGTATTTGCTCGTGATCCAGACGCACAGCTAGATATGATTCAACTAGAAACAAGTGATGAGTTCATGGCACAAAATGCTGATAATTTACAATCAACTGCATGGCGACTAGAGAGTAGTTTACGTGAGTTTGGAAACTTTAAACCGGTGAATTTTTGGTTTGAATACCCTATTCATAGACTCGATGATAAAGGCACATTAGCGAAACATTATGCAGAAGGAGATCCTAAATCAAATCTAGAAAAGAGTGGAAAAAGAAATCAAACTCCTGAATCTAGAAAAGATGAATTTGATACAGCCTTTGATGCTTGCATTGCTGGAGAAGATTATTGTACGACAGATGAATTGGCAAACTATCTCGGAATTGGTGTAAGAACAATACAGAAAAGAGTCGTTGAATTTAAAGATGATTATATAATTTCAAAAGGAAATGTATACAGAAAAACAGCGATTCAAAAAACGAATAATGGATAACTTTTCTCTATATTCGTAAAGTGAAGCAAATAGGATAATTGTCCTATGTTCATAAAGTGAATATTGGCCTTATATATAGTTGTTCGTTCACAACACGCTGACGCATCGTTTGTAGGATAGGGGATTGAGTGACCCCTATCCCAAACAAATGCATCAACGTCAGCACTTGCCTTACTTCACTAAAAAAATTTAAAAAAGGAGGTAACGATGAAAATATTTCTGTTACTGGACCCACCAACAATTACAGCTCAACAAAACAAAGTTACCCTTGTTAATAAGAAACCTGTGTTCTATAAACCTGAGAAACTGAAGCAAGCTAGAAGTACTATCATCAAACACCTTAAACCTTTTAAACCGTTGAAGCCAATTGAAGGTCCGATTAAGCTTCAAGTCATATGGAAATTCCCAAGAGGCAAAAAACATAAACATTTAGAATGGAGAGTAACTAGACCAGATACAGATAATTTGGAAAAGATGCTCAAAGATTGTATGACTGAGGTGGGATTTTGGATCGATGATGCTCAAGTCGTAGTGGAACATGTAGAAAAACTATGGTCAGATGATCCAACGGGTATAGCAATTGAAATTGAAGTTCTAAGCAAAATCAAGGAGGAAGTAGGATGAATATAAAAGAATACTTAAGTCGCTATCACAAAACGATAGTTAAGATAAAAGAACTTGAAGAAATAGTAGCTGAATATATACGTCTTGCTAACTCTATACCTGGAATTAATTTCGACCAAGTCCGCATTGATGGAACTAAAAGTTTACAGGCACCTTTTGAAAAGTGGATAATTAGAGCACTTGATGATGAGATACTCATTGAATCATTAAAAAAGGATCTTCCAAATATCAAATGTGAAATAATAGCAGTTATTGATGAAGTAGATGACAAGGAACTAAGAAAAGTACTAATATATCGCTATATTGATTGGAATAGTTGGAATGAGATAGCTGCGAAGATGTCTTATTCATATTCAACAGCTAGAAGGCTACATGATAAAGCTATTAAAGCTATCAAAGACAGTTATTGTATTAAAGTGGAAAAAAGCTAAGGAGTATGAATTTACTCCTTGCTTTCTAGTTTTTTGACTTCATATTCATTCTTGAGTTCTTTGAATTTTGAAATCAGCCATTGACTAGCAGCCTTAATTTCTTTAAAGCTTGCTTTCAACAGTACTTCGTCGCCATTAAAGATAATCATTGATTCATTATCCGCTTTTAGGCGATAGCTCTTGATTTTAATCTCTAGAATTGATTCGCTCATGCTTATTATCCTTTCTGCCAATTAGGCATTATTATTTTGAGACATTACTCTCTATAACAGTACATGTAAATTCTGCGAGCAAAAATATGAGCAGGTGTGAGCAGGGGTGAACCATTGTGAATATGTCAAGTGTGTGATAAGATTAAAATGTACAATGATGTAGCCAGAGGGCGACTATTTAAAATTATGGAATACTGGCTTTATACACCAGCCTAGAAACTAATGAAAGAATTCAGAGATGAGTTCTTTTTTGTTTTTGCAGAGATACTTGTAGTATTCCAACTGGTAAGCTATTACAGTTATTTACTAACAGTTGGAGTGATTATATGAAAGGAAAAATGCTAGATCTATATGAACGTTGGGAAAAATCTGGGCATCTAGATAGCAAACTAAAGTCAATAGCTGAGATGGTATCTAAACGAGCAACTCAACGACAAGTTGCTGAATATTTAGGTATCACCGAGAAAACGCTGATTAAACTAAGGAAAATACATCCAAAACTGAATGATGCATTTCAGTATGGTGATGAAGAGATGAAACATAAGTTACTTGACGCTGTTTATCAAAGGGCTATCGGTTTTGAATATGAAGAAACACAAACAGTGATTGAAGAAACAAAGACTGGTACTAAGAAACGAATTACAAAGTTCAAGAAACAGTCTCTACCCGATATTGCTGCAATTAAATATCTACTCATTACAAAGTTTGGTATTGAGTATAACGAAAAGAAGGCAGAAATTGAACTTATGGCAAAACGCCTAGAAAAAGACGAGGAGGAATGGGTAAATGAATATAGTGATGAAACAAGTAACAGAACTCAAAGCGTACGAAAACAATCCAAGAAATAATGAAGCAGCAATAGATGCTGTTGCTAGTAGTATCAAAGAGTTTGGTTTTAAGGTACCTATTGTGATTACAAGTGATAACGTGATTATTGCAGGACACACAAGGCTAAAAGCAAGCCTAAAACTAGGATTGGTAACTGTTCCTTGTATCGTTGCTGATGACCTCACAGAAGGGCAAATAAAGGCCTTTCGTTTGGCAGATAACAAGACAGCAGAACTCGCTTCATGGGACTTCTCTAAACTTGAGGATGAACTAGCAAATATCGAAATGGACATGAGCGTGTTTGGATTTGAAGAATTAGAAGCTGAGGTTCCTGATAATGCAACAGATGATGATTTTGATCCATCAGATGAACTTAGTGAAACTCCTTATGCTAAGTTAGGTGATATTTTTCAGCTTGGTACTCACAGAGTCATGTGTGGTGATTCAACTGAAAAAGAAAGTGTTGATAAATTACTTGATGGACAAAAAGTAGACATGACGTTTACTGATCCGCCTTACAATGTGGATTATGAAGGCACAGCTGGTAAGATAAAAAATGACAAGATGGGAGACGAAAGCTTCTATCTTTTTCTTTTTAATGCATTCAAGAATATTTTTGATAACACGAAACCTGGTGGAGCAATTTATGTCTGTCACGCGGACACTGAGGGTTTGAACTTTAGAAACGCCTATAAGAATGCAGGCTTTAAGCTTGCTGAATGTCTTATTTGGGTAAAAAATGCATTAGTGCTAGGTAGACAAGACTATCACTGGAGACATGAACCAATTCTTTATGGATGGAAAGAAGGCGCAGCTCATTACTTTATTGATGACCGAACTCAAGATACGATATGGGAATACAACAAACCTAAACGTAATGAAGAACATCCAACAATGAAACCTTTAGAGCTTTGTGGTAGAGCAATTTCTAATTCATCTAGAGTAGGTGAGGTTGTTTTAGACTTGTTTGGTGGTTCTGGATCAACTTTGATCGCATCGGATCAGCTTCAAAGAAAATCATATCTCATGGAACTCGATGAACGATTTGTTGATGTCATAGTAAAAAGATACCTAAAACACAAAGGTTCAATTGTAGATTGCTATTTATTACGAGATGGCAAAAAAATCGAACTTAGTTCAATTGATGAGTTCAAAAGTGTATTAACCGATATTTCAGAAGTCTCAAACTAATAGTCACTATAGTGAAAAATTGACTTGCTATAAGTCGTTTTTTATTGATATATAGTAGTAACCCAATAAAAAGTGGTTAGAAAAGAGGCATTGCAAATGAAGGTACATTTTGAAAGAAAAGCATTCAAAGAACAAATCATTCCAAAAGATGAGTTTGTTGTAGAAAAAGTGGTTGAAGTACCATTGAAGCAGTTTAATAAGTTCTTAGATGACATGCTTGGTGATTATAAATTTATAGACGAACACAAGGATTTGATGTACATTGATAAAAATGATATTTGGCACGCAATACTTGTCACAGCAAAAGAAGTAGACTTTGGAATCCTAGTTCAATCAGAAGGTTACGGTTATGCAAGATACTCAGCTTTTATTAGAAAAGTTGATTTAGGAGGTAGTATCAATGGATAAGCAAATACCTCTTAAACAATGGATTCAAGATTTTAATGATGGTGAATTCGATAGCAAAGAAGTCAAAGTTCAAATTAAAGCTGGCTGGTTTGATTGGTTTTGTAGAGATACAAGTTTAGCCAACAAAACAAAGAAGATGGGTAACATCATCAAGCAAATCAAAGCAGGTGGCAAAGTTGATCTCGTATCAAGTTATGTGTGGTTTAAAAACAACTGCCCACTTAATGGTCCACTCTATGATGATTTTAGAATTGCTGACATAGAGACAAACAACAATCTAATCGTAGTTCAAATTGACTGTCCCTGGAACGAATCAAAGTATACAGTCTATGAAAGACTTGATGGATTTGAAAAACCTGTATTTAAAAGCAACTCTTCAAGAGAACTTGTTAAGTGGTTTAATGAAGGGTGGAATAAGTAATGTTTAAAGAACACAACGCTCACCCTAAAGGTATAAAAACAACTGATTGTGTTGTAAGAGCAATCAGCACTGCTTTGAATAAGGATTACATGGAAATAAGAAGAGAGCTCAACCAGAAGAAGCGTGATTGGAACTTTACAAGCTACAAAGATACCGAGTTCTTATACAAATATTTTGAAGGAAGGCCTAGATTGATATTTAAAGCAATCAAAGGTCAACCAAGAATCAAAGGTAGCGACTTTTGTGAACTGCATCCAAAAGGAACATACATCCTAAAGATGACAGGACATGTCACGACATGTATTGATGGAGTGATTCTGGATACTTGGGACTGTTCATATCGGTCAGTATATACAGCGTGGGAAATTGAATAATAGTAATTAGGAGCGATAAGCTCCTTTTTTACTCGTTAATGGAGGAGATTAAGTTATGCAAGTAATAACAAGTGAATCAGTATTTAGTGGTCATCCCGATAAGGTTTGTGACCAAATCAGCGATGCGATACTAGATGCTATATTAGAACAAGATAAAAATGCAAGAGTTGCAGTTGAAACAGCAATCAAGGATGATTTTGTATTTGTCTTTGGTGAGGTTACAACAACCGCTAAAGTAGATTATAAAGAAGTAGCAAAGAGCAAACTTAAAGAAATAGGATACGATGAACCATTCAATGTCTTAGAAAAGATTAGCAAACAATCACTAGACATTGCACTTGGTGTTGATTCAACTGAATCACATGAACAAGGTGCAGGTGATCAAGGGATCATGTTTGGTTATGCGTGTAATGAAACAAAAGAGTTGATGCCATTACCGATTATGCTAGCAAATCAAATCTCGAAAGAAATGGATAAGGCTAGAAAAGAAAAGTATTCACACATCTTTGGTCCTGATGGGAAATGCCAGGTTTCTGTAGAGTATGAGAAGGGCAAACCTAAAAAGGTAAGAACAATAGTTGTTTCAGCTCAAACGAAGTCGTGGATTAATAGAGAGTTGTATGAGGATATCATTATCAATGAAGTGTTAACTGAAGTATTAGATGAAAAAGCAATTCGAGAAGCTGAGATTCTAATCAATCCAACAGGCGAGTTTGTGATTGGTGGTCCGTATGCAGACTCAGGATTAACTGGCAGAAAGATTATTGTAGATACTTATGGTGGATACGCAAAACATGGTGGTGGAGCCTTTTCTGGCAAAGACGTGAGCAAGGTTGATCGCAGTGGGGCTTATTATGCTAGGTACGTAGCAAAAGCGGTTGTAAGGGCAAATTTAGCGGACAGGTGCGAAGTTCAGCTAGGGTATGTGATTGGTATTTCAAATCCAGTAAGTATTCATGTAAACACATTTAACACTGGAATTATTAAGGATGAAAAAATCCAAGAGTTACTTACTCAAGTATTTGATTTTAGACCTCTTCATATCAGAAAGGAACTCGAACTTGATAACGTTAGATATCAGGATTTAGCTAAGTACGGACACTGTGGTAGAGAAGATTTAAATGTGCGTTGGGAATCAGTAGAAAATAAAGCAAATGAACTAAAGGAATTGTATGGGAAAACCAAAAGAGCTTCACAAGTTCTATAAGTCGAAGGCTTGGTTCGTTGCTCGCAATATCAAAACAAACGCCACACAGGGCAAGTGTGAGCGATGTGGTGCCGTTGGTGAAGAGGTACATCATAAGATTAGGTTAACAGTTGATAATGTGAATGACACCAACATAAGTTTAAATCAAGACAACCTAGAGTTGTTGTGTAAGAAGTGTCACAATGAAGAACATAAGCGTTTCTCGAAGTCGCAGCAATTTGATGAAGATGGTAACCTGATTTCACGATAAACCTCGAATAAATAAATATTGTTTGGTATAATGTTTATAAAAGTAGGTGGTTTTTATGGAAAATAAAAAAGGGAAGTTGATTTTCTTTTCCGGAAAAATGGGTGCAGGCAAATCAACAATGTCAAAAGAAATATCATTGGAAGAAGGAACAGTTCTTATATCTGAAGATGAGTGGTTATCAAATATGTATCCAGAAGAGATTAAAAATTTTGATGACTATGTTAAATATTCAATTAGAATTAAACCTTTACTTAAGAAGCATATAGTGAAATTGTTAAATAATGGATTAGTAGTAATTCTTGACTTTCCAGGAAATACTAAAAGACAAAGAAGTTGGTTTAAATCAATTATAGAAGAAAGCGATGACTTTAATCACGAACTAATTTATCTTAAAGCAAGTAATGAATTATGCTTAAGACATATCGAAAAGAGAAGATTAAGCAATCCTGAAAGAAATGGCTTTGATACGAAAGAAACATTTGAACATGTTACAAGTTTCTTTGAAGAACCAAGTGATGAAGAAGGTTTTAACATTAAGATAATCGCTAAGAAATAACCCCCGCCCCAATGCCTATTATTTGTTTTTGAAGGGTACCGCATGGGTGGGCCTTTAAAAAATGGAAGCCTTATTTTTTGAAAATCCAGATCTTGGAGGACAAGATGATTATGTTAGACCTAGAATTAAGTTTCATAAATGTCTTATTACTAACTCATGGGATCACTGAAAAGATAGAAAAGAAGTTTAATGAATCAAATTTAACTAATATAGAATTCATTAATGGATATCCGTCATATGCAGATTTGAATCAGCTGATGTATCAATCAGCACTTCTTCAAGCACGTAAACTTTGGGAAGCTAAACTGTACTATAATTTGACAGAAGATGAGTGGTTCAAGATTAGTAATTTTAGACATGCGATTGTTCACTCAAAGGAAAAGAATGATCAAATGCTTAAAGTTATTGGTGATTTGAACTTCGAGTTAGTTCCTATCTTAAACAAGATAAGCGAAGCAATTTATGAGAAGTATAATCTCGACGGCAATTTAGAATACGAAGAATATGTTAATAAGTATCTGAAGGATATAGAGAATCTCTGAAAACCATCAAGTCACTACGGTGGCTTTTTATTTTGTAGAAAGTGAGTGGAAAGCATGGCAGTGATTGATAAAGTACAAATTGAATATGAAAGATTAAAGACACTCTTCGTATCAGTTGAACAATCAAAAAGTGAACTTGTTGATAATCTAATCAAGGAAGCTGCTTTTATGAAAGTTCAACTAGAATCACTTCAGAATCAAATCAGCAAATACGGTGCAGTTCAGATTTCAAAAAAAGGTGCACAACGTCAAACTGAAGCAGCAAAATATTATACGAAATTAGTGAACTCATATGGAACTGTAATTAAAACGCTTAACTCCATAATGGGTAAAAACATTATTGATGAAGATGATGAATTTGACAAGTTCATAGGTAGAATGTCAGAATGAACTACTTATTGAAATATTATGATGAGATTCAAAAGGGAAATATCATAGCTGGAAAAGAACTACTAACAGTCCTAGAGTCACTCATCAGAGACTTGGATAACCCAAGATACATTTTTGATGAACGTCCTGGGAATATTCGAATCGAGTTTATTGAGACCTTCTGCAAACATACTAAAAGTCCATTTAATGGAGAACCATTTATACTAGAATTATGGGAGAAGGCAGTACTTCAAACGGCATATGGATTTAAAATGGCGGACACTAATTTAAGAAGGTTTAATGAAGTCTTATTGTTGATTGCCAGAAAGAATGGTAAGACAACCTTTATCGCAGGTATAGATCTGGCAGAGTTCTTTTTATCTAAAGGTGGTGTTGATATTGTATGTGCATCTAATACCTCTGAACAAGCGAATATCCTATTTGAAGAAATTAACAACATGAGAGAAGGCTCGAAAGCACTATCGAATGAAAAAAGAAGTAAGAAAAATATCTTTCACATTTACTCACCAAAAACCAAGAATAAGATAAAAAAGTTGTCTGCTCAATCGAGAAATAAGGATGGGTATAATATTGAGGTTGGTTGTATTGATGAAGTACATGAAATGACGGATTCAAAAGTCTATGATGCGATTAAACAAAGTCAATCAACTAAATCAGAACCGCTTATATTTATCATAACCACTGAAGGAAACACTGTCGGTGGTTTTTTAGATAATAAGTTAGATTATGTTAGAAGAATGATCAAAGGTGAGATCCAAGATGAAAGAGTGCTGCCCTGGTTATATACGCAAGATTCAGTTGATGAAATCTATCAAGATAAAAGAACATGGCAAAAATCTAATCCAAGCATAGGTTCAATTAAAACATATTCT